GTTGATGTGCTTTATCAAAACGACCAGTAGGATCAGAACCCACTGCTGCTAATACAGCTTGTTCTGATGCAAACCTCCATCTTGCACTTGATAATGTTGCTCTAACTGTATCTTCATACATATTAGTAGCAACCAATGACTCTGTACTTGATGAGCCAAAAGCAGTAATAGGCTCTGCACCAATAAGAACCAATGCTCTTGATGCTATATCTATTGCTGAATTTGCTGCTGTACTTGTCATATAAGATAAGGGGGATTGCTCCCCCTACTCCTTAATCGCCATCAGTTTCAGCAACAGCAGTACCATCTGACACATCTACAGTTGTACCATTGTTTGATAAAACAGTGACAAAGTTTGTTGTTGGAGTGTTAGTGTCGTGAACCACAATAAGATCACGAACTGCTAACATATTCACAGCTTCACCAGTAAAATAACCTGCTGAGTTCACAGTAGCTATTGTATCTGTTGTTGTATATCTCCACATACTTCCATTAGAATCTCCACCAATTCTAGTTAGACCACTTGCACTATAAGCCATTATCAATCTCCCTTATGAATTGTTATCTAAGACTTCATAGATACCATTGTCATCAATGACAGTAGCACCCATAGACATCATAGAAGTTGCTAAATGTGAAACCTTTTCAGGTACATAGTTCAACTCAGTAGTCACATCTGCACCGATACCTAAGCCTATGGCTGAAGTATGATACGCAATGTTCTTACCTGCTGTAATAGCTGAAGTTGAAAATATCTTGAAACCTAAAAACTCTTTCATACTCATACCACCTGCAAATGGTAGATTCTGCTCACCAACAAAGTCTGATGATGCAAACTCTGTAATCAGGAATAAATCAGCATAACCCTTTGGGTGCATAGCTAAATATCTCTGACCATCTTCAGGTATATTTGCAGTACTCATAGTTTCAAACAAACTAAGCAAATCAGCTTTTCCTAGTGCTGAATTAGTATCGTGAATCTGAGTTGAGTTTGCACCTGCATCCATAGCAGTATACAAAATCTCATCAGTCTTACGACCTAAAGCAGCAGCAGCACTTGTTGCCACAGCTTGTCTTTCATCTATGTTAGTTTTAAGTTCGTCTAGTTTGTCAATGTATTCTGCTGCATAAAAGTCGCTAAGCGTTACATCAACTGTGGTATGTGCTAATTCCATTGGAGTTACCATACCATTTCTTGATTTAGTAGAAGCCGAACCAGTACCAATCTTTTGGAAACGTACTGTTGATCCATTCACGTTACTAACTGTACGGACAGTATTTCTTAATTTACTACCCATTCTTTGATAAGCAAGGTGAACTTCTGTTTCGAACTGTCTAATAAAGGCTGTATCTATTGAGTTAGCCATTATAGTTCTCCTTATTTAAAGTTACATTACTATTTTCCAGTTATCCGTCTTTCGCTTCATCTAGTTATCCAAATGGGCTATCAGCTAGTAACAGGGCTGTTCTTTATTATTTAACAAAATTTTATCACCTTTGCAACGTACAAATCGTAAAACTGCAAATCCATTGACTTGTAATGGGTCATTAAGTATCTCAAACCCAAGAAAATCAAGCCATTGAAGTGTTTTCATATGATCAGCAGGTACAACATTTTCTAGTTGATAATACTGATTTTGGAAGTAATCCACTACTCTGCGACTCCATTTTATAAATTTTCTACTGTGATTTTCTAATTCATATGACCCAAGAAGCCATATACGACCAACTAAATGTTCTGCAATCGGAGCAACTCCAAACATAATAGAAGGCTTATCATCTATCATAACAGTATAAGTTTCAGCTTGTTTTTCTCTTATGCCACTCATTAATGCACGAAAAGGTGTTGATCCATGTATAATACATTCTCTAACATCAGAATCTCTAAGGTTATTCTGCAGGTAATGTACATGATCTGCGTTTGCTTTTACAATGGGGTAACCATCATAAATGCCTTCACCCATAAAGTTTTTTAAAACTTTCATTTACTTCTTGTACATAAGCTTTATCTCTTCGAGCAG